CATACGAAAATGGGCATGTAGAAATAATGACTTAAACGACGCTGATCTAGAACTATTAATTTATTTAGATTGTTTAGACATGTTTACTAAACAAGATTTTAAAACAGGTACGTTTTCATACAGTTGGAATAATAGAAGATGGAATAAGTTATTGAAGGAAGACTGGATCTCTGTTTGGCGAAAAAGAAATAGAACTACTCAAAAGTACCATATATATAAAGTATCATTTAAAGGTAAGCAACTTATAAATAGAATTTATAGGATAATGTTAGGTCAAGATGATATACCTACGAGTAGTAGAAACAGAATAATGAAAGGAGATACTTATACAGATAAAGTATTAAGCGTGTCTATAAAAAACGTCAACAATGATAAAACAAGATGAAAACTTATTGGGTCAACCAATTTTCCAAAACCCTGAGCAACCAGTTTTGCAGAATCCAGTAGTATCTGTTCCTTCAAATGAAATGGGGAATGCTAAACCTGTATTTAATCCAAATCAAGCTGCAAGCGCTCTGTATATGTTTGGAACGCCACTTCAAAGAGCTAAAAGTATGCCTCAAAGAGAAGATTTTGAACAATTTAAAAAATAAAAATATGAAAGATTATAAAAACAAAGCATCAGTAGGTCAAAACGCTATATGGGATGGGCCATTAGATTTAGACGCACTACCAAAAGGTAAAGGATCTAGTTCAGGTAAATACGGAATGGAAATTTCTAAAGCGCACTGTGGGTGTAGCTCTATAAAAGGACCTATCACGCAACGAGCTAAATAGTAAACTATGCTAGCTCAGGATGTAAAATTATACGCAATAAACCTTGCCACAATGGCGGTAACTATGACTAATATAGAAGTATATTTAAAAATATTATTACTACTGGTAACTATAGGTTACACATTATCTAAGTGGGTTAAACTAAAAGAATAAGATATGGCTTATGTTCAAAGAGAATCTCCTCTACTGAGAGTTAGAAAAACAACAAAAGGTAAAGGAAGAAATTTTAGAACAGCTAGTGAGGGGGCTGGTATGACAGCTGCTGGTGTTAAGAAGTATAGAAAACAAAACCCAGGCAGCAAACTAAAAACAGCTGTTACTAAATGTGATGTAAAACCCGGAACTAAAGCTTATAAAAGACAAAAAGCATTTTGCTCTAGATCAAAGAGCTGGAACGGTGAAAGAGGTAAAGCAGCTAGAAAAAGATGGTGCTGTAGTAGATTTTAAATAAACAAAAAACAAATAATTATGCCTTACGGAGAAAAAAGTAAATTAGTAGAAAAAGCAACAAAAGAAAAAAAAGGATCAATGGCAAACTACGGAAGCCCTTTGGACAAGAAAGGATGTAGTGGTTCAAGTCCATTATCGATGAAAGGTTCTTGGATGTCTAAACATTGTAACTGTTAAATAAAAGTAGCGGTCCTCATTCGTCATTTAATGGTGGAACCTTCCACCAACGTGAGGACACGTATAAGGAACTAAGTGATACATCTCTCACAATGACTTACTAGTCAGGACCGCTTTTTATTTAAAAAAAAACTATGGCTTTTAAAATCCAACCATTTTATAATATAGATAATACTCCTATTTACAGTGTAGATATGGAAGATGGTGTTTTAGGTAAAGCTAACAATAATGGTACTATAATTATAAATAAAGATATTGATCCAAATAAAATAGACCATGTTATATCTCACGAAAAGGTACATATAGACCAAATAAAGCGCGGAGATTTAAATTACGACGATAACAACGTATACTGGAAAGGAAAAAAATACTCAAGGGCTCAAATGAAAGAAGGAGCTAAAAACCTACCTTGGGAAAAAGAAGCGTATTCAAAAACAAAAAATAAATAAATAAATTATGGCATTTAAAATAAAAAGATTTATACCTGAATCACCGCTTCACGTAGAAGGATCAGGATCTAATGTAAATCCTGGTAAGAAATTAGATTCCGCACAGGAACACTCTAAGGTTAGAAACTACGTAGCACAAACAGATAATTTTCTTAATGATAAAAATAATGATGGTAATATGTTTACCAGAGCTTTCACAAAGTTAAAAAAACAAAGAGCAGAAAACATACAAGCTTATAAAAATAAAAAATCAGGAGTATCACCGACTGTTAATGAAACAGAAAGCGTAAAAACTAAAAAGTTAACTGAAGGTGGTATTCAAGGTAATGTAGGCGGAGGTCAAGTAAAATCACAAGCTACTAAAGATGGAGAGGCTGGATATGAAGCAGATAATAAAGCTAGAAAAAACAAGACTGGAATATACGCCCCTAAAAAAAGGAAAAAAGTTAATGCAATAAAAACACCAAAAGCAAAGGAAATTAAAAGCACCGTCAAAGCACCTAAAGCTTCTGATGTAGATGTTAGTAAAAAACCTACTGCAAAAACTGCGCCTAAAGACAACTCTAGAAAAGCTATAAGAAAAAGAAAGAAAGCAGATAAAGCAGCTGGAGTATCTAAATCACAAATGAGAGCTAACAAAGCTAATTCTAAATCTGAAAAAGCTTTAGCAAAATCTAAAGCAACTAAAGATAGTGTAAATAAAGCTCACCTTAAATCAAAATCAGAAAGACTAGCTAAAAGAGCTAAGCGTAAAAGTAATTCTTAATAAATAAATTATGGCATTTAAAATACAAAGATTTATACCGGCATCACCAATAACTATGCCAGATCCGGATCCAAAAGATCCAAAACCAAGTAACGTAAAATACGGAGACATGAAAAAGAGTTCTACCACGGACCAAAGCGGTAGAACTACAGTTACTGTAACTCAACCTTTTTCGTCAAATGGTAAAAAAACTAGCAAAAGCTATAAGCAGTTTGCAGCAGAAGGTGGAAACGTGGAGGAGGCTAAAAAGTTTAATGCTGGAAAGTCAGGTTCTAGAACAACAACTTATTCGTACGGTGGAACTAAGTCAGCAAGTATAAAACCAGTTTCAGCAAAAACACCTAAACCTAAAATTGACTTAAGCAAAAAACCATCTTCACCTAAAAATAATAAAGGTTACTTCTACGAAAATAAAGTGGTAATGGAGTTTGGCGGTCATCAAACGACTGGTCGAAAAAGTGATTTAGCTAGCGTTCAAAAAGGTAGTAGAACTTCATTTAGACCAGTTACAGATAGAGAAGATCAACTAATGAAGTCGAAGTTTTATAGGGAAACAATGAATCCATACAGTGATGGAGAAAAAAAGTTTGAGCAGCATTTAAAAGCCATCGAAACTTTTGAAAAAAGAAAAAACGACAAAAAGTTCGCTAGGAAAAAAATAACAGACAAGCGTAATACTGAGTTAAACGCTAAAAGAAAAGCTCTGAAAGCAAAACAAGACGCTGTGCGAGCCAAAAAAGGATATAAAAAATAGTGAAAAAGATATTAGAATTTTTCAGTACTAAAGTTTTCAAACAAGTTGGCGATGTGGTTGACAGCCTATTCACCAGCGAAGAAGAAAGACTTAATGCTAGAAATGCAATATTTAAAGTATTACAAGATGCTCAACTAGAGCTGCAAAGAATGCAAACTGAGATTATTGTAGCCGAAGCTAAGGGTAATTGGCTACAAAGAAGTTGGAGACCTATACTAATGCTTTCATTTGGCTTTATAATAATATATACAAAATTCATATCGCAACTATCAACATACCTAGTAACGCCTGTCTTAGAACCAGAATTCTGGAGCTTATTAGAAATAGGTATCGGTGGTTATGTTATAGGTAGAAGTGGTGAAAAAATAGTAGATAAGCTAGGACCTTTATTTAAAAAGTAAAAAGATTAAAAACAAGTAATAATAGTAATAACAGTAACCAATTAAATTAAATAAAATGGGAAAATTAACAGATGAACAATTAAAGTCTATTAAAGACGCAACAGGAAAAATGAACTCTATACTTACGGAAGTAGGATTTTTAGAGGCAAAAAAAGCAGAATACCTAGCAGCGCATTTTGAAGCGGCAAAAGAATTAGATGGTATTAAGACTGAAATCAGAGAAGAGTATGGTGACATTACTGTAAACTTAGCTGATGGTACTTATGAGGAAGCTAAGCAAGAAAAAACAAAAACTCTTGAAATAGCGGAATAATGAGTTCTGTTGTAAGAAAAATAAGTATAGGTTCTGACTATAAGAATGACGCTATGCACTATTCAGTAGGTCAAAACGTTTATGGTGGACATACTATAGATTGCATATTGCACGATGCACAATCTAATTCTTACAGTATTTACATAAAGAAAGGAAATGAGGTAATGCCATGGAAGAAGTTTAATTCTAACATGGCAATATCCGTTGAGTATGATTTAGAATATTAAATGAGAAGTCTATACGATTTTATCGTCAAACCTATTGGCGATAGATACGCTAACAAAATAAAGCTAGGCGACGTTACATTAATACTAAACACTAAAATTGAAGACTTCAAATCTGTAAACAATTTAGCTATAGTGGTTGAAACACCAAAAGCTTTTAAAACAAGTATAAAAAAAGGAGACATAATAATAATACATCATAATGTATTTAGAGTTTTTTATGATATCCGAGGTAATAAGAAAAGAAGCAGATCTCATTTTAAAGATGACTTACACTTCTGCTCGTCAGATCAAATATATTTGTATAAAAATACAGGGGATTGGAAATCATTTGGAGACAGATGCTTTGTAATGCCTTTAAGAAACAAAGACACTTTAAGATCACAAAAAGAGCAAGACCTTATTGGTATATTAAAAATAGGTAATAGTTCTTTAAAAGCGCTTAATATCAATCCAGGAGACACGATAGGGTTCACACCCGGTAGTGAATGGGATTTTATAATAGATGATCAAAGAGTTTATTGTATGAAATCTAATGATATTGTAATTAAGTATGAACACAAAAGAAACCAAGAAGAATATAATCCTAGCTGGGCAAAAAGCAGTTAAGGAGTTAATTAAAGTGGCAGAGGAAAAGATCGTTGACTCAGAAGATGATTTATCAGCTGACAGACTTAAAAATGCTGCCGCAACAAAAAAATTAGCTATATTCGATGCTTTTGAAATACTTGCTAGAATAGAAGAGGAGGATGAGAGATTAAATGAAAACCCCAAAGAAGCTAAAGAAGAAAAAGCTTTTAGAGGTTTTGCAGAAGGAAGATCTAGATAATGTACGAACAAACTTTAGTAGCAGTATTAAAAGACTATATTAAACCTAAAATATTTAAAAGGTTAAACAGATATAAGAAGTGGGAATACGGTTACAACGAAGAACACGATGTGGTTGTAATCAGTAGGACTGGACAGATAGGAGATGTTTACGAAATACAAGGAATAAAAATAGCATTACCAAAAGAAGATGATGTTATTAAATTTGAAGGAGACAAGTGGAAACACACGGAATACCCAAAAGAGCTTTCAAAGATAAAATCGGTATTTGATTGGGACGAATACCCTTCACAGTTTAAAGAAAAGTGGTATGACTATATTGATACAGAATTTAAAAGGCGTGAAGAAGGTTTTTGGTTTTTTAATAAAAACAAGCCTTCTTATATTACTGGTACTCACTACATGTACTTGCAGTGGTCCAAGATTGATGTTGGGGCAGCAGACTTTAGGGAATCAAACAGATTATTCTTTATATTCTGGGAAGCTTGCAAAGCAGATGTACGTTGTTACGGAATGTGCTATCTTAAGAACAGACGGTCAGGGTTTTCTTTCATGGCCTCAGGCGAAACGGTTAATCAAGCTACAATATCCACAGACTCCAGATTCGGAATTTTATCAAAGTCTGGTCCAGATGCGAAAAAGATGTTTACTGATAAAGTGGTACCCATCTCGGTTAATTATCCCTTCTTCTTCAAACCAATCCAGGACGGTATGGACAGGCCGAAGACGGAACTTGCGTACAGAGTACCCGCGTCCAAATTTACGAGAAAAAAGCTTGACACCAATGAGAAGCTACAAGAGATCACCGGGCTCGATACAACGATCGACTGGAAGAACACCGGGGACAACTCGTACGACGGTGAAAAATTAAAACTATTAGTCCACGATGAAAGTGGTAAATGGGAAAGACCTACGAACATATTAAATAACTGGAGAGTTACAAAAACTTGTTTGAGATTAGGTTCAAAAATTATAGGTAAGTGTATGATGGGTAGTACATCAAATGCTTTAGACAAGGGTGGTGAGAACTTTAAAAAACTATACTATGACTCCGACGCAACAAAAAGAAATGCAAATGGACAGACTCGTTCGGGACTCTATAGCTTGTTCATTCCTATGGAATGGAACTACGAAGGCTACATTGATTCTTATGGATTTCCTGTATTTGAAACGCCAAAAAAACCAGCTGAAGGCCCTGACGGATCACCTATAAGACAAGGCGTAATTGAGTACTGGAACAATGAAGTCGAAGGATTAAAAGGAGATCAAGATGGTTTAAATGAATACTATCGTCAGTTTCCAAGAACAGAGCAACACGCTTTTAGAGATGAAGCAAAACAATCTCTGTTTAACCTAACAAAGATATACGAACAAATAGATTATAACGAAGACCTTAGAAATACATCGATAATAACCACCGGAAGTTTTATGTGGGAAAATGGCATTAAAGATACTAAGGTGATATTTGTACCAAATAAAAACGGTAGGTTCAACATTAGTTGGGTACCACCTGTACAAATGCAAAACAGAGTTATAACAAAAGGTAATACAAAATATCCAGGTAACGAACACTGTGGCGCTTTTGGATGTGACAGTTATGATATATCAGGTACAGTTGATAAAAGAGGTTCTAATGGAGCCTTACACGGTTTAACTAAGTTTAGTATGGAGGATGTTCCACCTAACAGATTCTTTTTAGAATATATAGCTAGACCACAAACTGCTGAGATATTTTTTGAAGACGTATTAATGGCTTGTGTATTTTACAGTATGCCAATACTTGCGGAAAATAATAAACCTAGATTACTGTATCATTTTAAAAGAAGAGGCTATAGAGGCTTCTCAATGAACAGACCTGATAAAAGATTAAACAAATTATCTATAACTGAAAGAGAAATAGGTGGTATACCAAACTCTAGTGAAGATATAAAGCAAGCACACGCTGCGGCTATAGAATCATATATAGAAACTTGTGTTGGACGAACAGAAGCTGGCTATGGTGATATGTACTTTCAAAGAACATTGGAAGACTGGGGCAAGTTTAACATAAACAATAGAACAAAGCATGATGCTTCTATAAGTTCTGGATTGGCAATAATGGCTTGTAACAAAAACCTATATTCACCGGTTAGTCCAATGCAAAAGAAGGTTTACGATTTAGGAATTAAAAGATATGACAATAGAGGTTCTACGTCTAAAATATTAAGATAAATGAAAATACAAACAAATACCGATAGTTCTTTCCCTAACCAGGTTGTTAGTGACGAAGTAAAAGCTAGTTACGATTACGGCTTACAAGTCTCTAGAGCTATTGAACAGGAATGGTTCAATCAAGGAAGAGGTAATGGTAATAGATACTTGAACAATTGGAATAGCTTTCATTCATTAAGATTATACGCTAGAGGAGAGCAGTCAATACAAAAGTACAAAGATGAGTTGTCTATAAATGGTGATTTATCTTATCTTAATTTAGACTGGAAACCAATACCAGTTATATCAAAGTTTGTTGATATTGTTGTTAACGGAATGTCTAATAAAACATACGAGATAAGTGCTTTTGCTCAAGATCCTTTTTCTGTAAAAAGCAGAACCGATTACGCAGCAGCTGTTGAGAGAGATATGAACACTAAAAAAGCTCTACTAAATATCCAACAAAATATAGGTTTAGATCTATCAATGACTGGTGATTTAGGAGCTTTACCAGAAAGCAGGGAAGAGTTAGATATACATATGCAGATGACTTATAAGCAGAATGTAGAAGTAGCTGAAGAAGAAGTAATAGGTAATGTACTTTCGTTTAATAAATATGATGAAATAAAGAAAAGATTAGCGCACGATTTAACTACTATAGGTATAGGAGCTGTTAAAACTTCTTTCAATAAATCAGAAGGTATAATTACTGACTACGTAGATCCTGCTAATATGATTTATTCATATACTGAAGATCCAAACTTTGAAGATATATATTATGTAGGTGAGGTAAAATCTATATCCTTGTCAGAACTTAAAAAACAATTTCCATCATTATCACCTGCTGATCTAGAAAAAATACAAGATATGCCTGGTAATTCTCAGTATGTAACAAACTGGGGTAATTACGATGAAAACACAATACAGGTTTTATACTTTGAATATAAAACATACTCAGATCAAGTATTCAAAATAAAGAAAACAGATCAAGGATTAGAAAAAACATTAGAAAAACCTGATACATTTAATCCTCCAGTTAATGATAACTTCGAAAGAATATCTAGAACTATAGAGGTACTATATACTGGAGCTAAAGTTTTAGGTACTAATACAATGCTAGAGTGGAAGCTAGCAGAGAACATGACCAGACCAACATCTGATACAACTAAGGTTGCCATGAACTACTGCATATCGGCTCCAAGAATGTACAAGGGACGTATAGAATCTATAGTTAGTAAAATTACTAGCTTTGCTGATATGATACAAATAACACACCTTAAATTACAACAAGTAATGTCTAGGATAGTACCAGATGGTGTGTTCTTAGATATGGATGGGTTAGCAGAAGTTGATTTAGGTAACGGTACAACATACAATCCTGCAGAAGCATTGAACATGTACTTTCAAACTGGTTCTGTTGTAGGTAGATCACTTACGCAAGACGGTGAATTAAATAGAGGTAAAATACCTGTACAGGAATTATCATCTTCAAGCGGTCAAGCAAAAATACAAAGTTTAATTGGTACATATCAGTATTATCTACAAATGATAAGAGATGTAACCGGTCTAAATGAAGCTAGAGATGGTAGTGCTCCTAATAAAGACTCATTACTAGGTTTACAAAAAATGGCAGCTAACGCTTCTAACATTGCAACTAAACACGTACTAGATTCTTTACTGTACTTAACAATTAGAACTTGTGAGAATATAAGTTTAAAAGTAGCTGATGTTATTGAAAATCCTTTGACAGAAAACGCTTTAACTAATGCTATAAGCACGTTTAATACTAAAACTTTACAAGAGTTGATGAGCTTACAGCTACATGACTTTGGTATCTATCTTCAGTTAGAACCTGAAGACGAAGAGAAAGCTTTACTAGAGCAAAATATACAAGTTGCTTTACAGACACAAGCAATAGCTTTGTCAGATGCGATTGACATCCGAGAGATTAAAAACATAAAGTTAGCTAATCAGTTTCTTAAAATGAGACAGTCTCAAAAATTAAAAAGAGAGCAAGAACAACAACAAGCTAATATTCAAGCACAAGCCCAAGCTAACGCTGAGTCAGCTGAAAAAGCGGCTATGGCTGATCTACAAAAGCAACAAGCCCTTACTCAAGAAAAGGTAAGTCTAGAGCAAGCTAAGTCACAGTTTGAAATTCAAAGAATGCAAACAGAGGCTCAAATAAAGAAAGAGTTAATGGCTGAAGAGTTTCAGTATCAATTACAACTAGCTAAAGCTCAGTCTGATGCACTTATGAGTAAAGAGAACAACAAAGAAGATAGGAAAGATAAGCGTGTTAAAATACAAGGAACACAACAATCTGAATTAATAAATCAAAGACAAAACGACTTACTACCAACTGACTTTGAGTCTGCTGGAAACGACTCGCTAGGTGGATTTGATTTAAATAAGTTTGGGCCTAGCTAATAAACAATTATTTAATTATATTATATTATGTCAGAAGTAAAACAAGAAGGGGATTTTAAAATTAAATCCAAGAAAACAAGTCCTAAAAATTTAGGCAATCAATCTAGTGAACCTATAAAAGTTAACATAGATGAAGTAAAAGAACCAGTAGCCGAGGAAGTTGCTAAGGTAGTAATACCGGAAGTTAAAGAAGACCCCGTTGTAGTTGTCAACGATACACCAGACGATGCCGCTCAAGATGGTATTATAGAAATTGTAGATGAAGAATCCGCTCAAGAGCCTGAGAAAGTTATTGAACAACAACCTCAGCCAGTAGCTGAACAAAGAGTGTTACCAGAAAACATAGATAAACTTGTTACTTTTATGGAAGAGACAGGTGGATCAGTAGAAGACTACGTTAGGTTAAACGCAGACTACTCAAGTGTTGATGATAAAACATTGTTAAAAGAATATTACAAAAAAACAAAACCTTATTTAGAATCAGATGACGTTAGCCTACTGTTAGAAGACTACGATTATGACGATGAATTAGATGAGGAAAGAGATATACGCAAAAAGAAACTTGCGTTTAAAGAAGAAGTTGCAAAAGCAAGAGGCTTTTTAGAAAACACCAAGAGTAAATATTACGACGAAATCAAGTTGAGACCCGGCGTTACTCAGGAACAACAAAAAGCAACAGAGTTTTTCAACCGATATCAAGAAGATCAGAAGATAGCTGAGCAGCAGCATTCGGACTTTAAATCAAAAACAAATGATTACTTTACTAATGAATTCAAAGGTTTTGACTTCAATGTAGGTAAAAAGAAGTTTAGATATGGTTTACAAGATCCTAATAAAGTTGCAGAGAACCAATCAAGTATTAACAATTTCGTAGGAAAGTTTCTTGACGATAGTGGTAATATAAAAGATACGAAAGGTTATCACAAGGCTATTTACATTGCTTCAAATGCTGATAAAATTATTAATCATTTTTATGAACAAGGAAGAACAGATGCTACTAAAGAAATAGTTAGTAGTTCTAAAAATCCAAGTACAGAGCCAAGGCAAACTAGTTCTAGCGAGTTCGTGAACGGAATAAAAGTTAAGTCAATAAGCGGTCCTGATTCTTCTAAACTTAGAATTAAAACAAAAAAATTTAACTAAAAAAATTAAAAAATTATGGCAAATGTAAGCCCAGCGTTTGGAAGCTTAGTTCCAACGCAAAAAAAACAATTACTAGAAGGTAATTATTTAAACTTTACAGGAGACGCCGCAGGAGGTGATCCAGTAAACAACTTTGCACAACAGTACTTACCAGAAATCTATGAAGCTGAAGTAGAGCGTTATGGAAACAGAACCTTAGGTGGTTTCTTAAGAATGGTAGGAGCTGAAATGCCAATGACTTCTGATCAAATAATTTGGTCTGAACAAAATAGACTACATATTTCTTACGAAGGAGTAACTGCGCCAAACGCAGATACCTTAAGTATTCCTGTAGGAGCAGGTGTTGAAAATGTGGTATCACCAGGTTCAACAATTGTAGCAACTGATATAGCTACTGGAGCTGAATTAAAATGTTATGTTACAGGATCTGGAGCTACTGCTGGTAGCGGATTAGGTGCAGGAATATTAGAAGTAAAACCATATACTCAAGCTACTTTAGGAGTTACTGTTGCTGGAGATATTGATTTAGCTGCTGCAGCTAGTATTAAGATCTTTGTATATGGATCTGAGTATGCAAAAGGAACAGGAGATGGAAACAGAGTTTCTGTTGAGCCTTCTTTCACTCAATATTCTAACTCTCCTATCATCATTAAAGACAAGTACGCAATCAATGGATCTGACACTGCTCAGATTGGATGGGTTGAAGTAGCTACTGAGTCTGGTCAAGGAGGTTTCTTAT